TACTGTAGTAGAGGTAACAACTCCTACTGAATATGTAATTGAAACAACTACTGGTCCTAGATTTGAAATCGCACCCTCTGGTATAAATACAGAGCGAGTTGCTTGGGTAGATTCTTGGATACAGTTACGCCAAGGCGAAGTAGTTCTTAGACAAGACGATGATAGTAACCACAATCCTCAAACTAATTACTATGCATCTAAACTTACAGGTACATTAGATACAGGTAGTTATACTATCCGTGCTACATCATATAATTATATAGTTGCAGGACAAAGACCTATTGGTACTTATACTTTAAGTAGTAATTTAATTAATGTTGCACCTGTGCCAGAGCCAGCACCTATTCCAGAACCAGAGCCATTACCTTCTCCTGAACCTGCACCTATAGCACCACCTATAATTATTGATTATCAACCAGTAGGACCTGAGCCCGTACCTGAGCCTCCTGCTCCTGCTGAAGAACCACCTACACCAGTAGTAGAAGAGCCTGTTATAGAAACTCCAGAGCCTCCTGCAGAGCCTGAAGCACCTCCTGCTGTAGAAGAAGAGCCTCCTATACCCATAGAAGAGGCACCTCCTGCACCCGTAGAGGAACCACCTACTGAGGCAGAAGAACCACCTGTTCCAGTTGAGGAAGCACCCCCTGTGGTTACTGAAGAATCTACACCCGAAGAAATAGAAGCGGCAGTAGAAGCAATCATTGAAGCAGCAGATGGTGAAGCCATTACTGCAGAGGCTATTGCAGAAGCAGGACTTACTCTTGAAGACTTACCAACACAAACTCCAGTAGAAGTTCGTACTGATGATAATGGTAATGCAGTTGTAATTACTGCAGAAGTTGCTATTGCATTACAAGTATTTGATTCACCTGCTGAATTAGTAAGTGCAATCTTTGATGACCCAGGACAAGTCTTAACAGCCTTAGCAAATATAGGTGCTGATATGTCCGATGAAGAACGAGAAGAATCAGAAGAAATTATTGTTGCATCTGTTATCGCTAGTCAGGCTGCTATAAATGCAGCAGGTATGGCAGCAGGTACAGCAACTAGAATTCCAACGCCAAGTTCCCCTGCTGGTGGACCTATGGCTGGTAACGATAAGCCTAAGTCAACAAGAAGGAGAAAACCTTGAAAATATTAAGAGACATGATTGAACAATTATGGACAGTACTAGGTATGTTTATTGCCTGGGTTGTACTTGATGGTTCAGCGAAGACAGTAGTTGGCTATGCAATTATTGGAACACTAATTGCTTGGGCAATTACTTACCGATTAAGAAACCCAAAGGACGACAATGAGTAATGTAGTAGATATAGCAAAGTCACAACTTGGATATCAAGAAGTGGGCAAAAGAAATGACAGCATGTACGGCAAGTGGTATGGATTAAACTTTAACCCTTGGTGTGCAATGTTCGTATCTTGGTGCTTTGACCAAGCAGGACTAGGCGAAAAGATAGCAGCCCAAACTAAAAAAGGATTTGCATCTTGTCAAGCAGGACTTAAATGGTTTACAAGTAAAGGCAAGATAGTCCCAGTGGGTAAAGCCCAGCCTGGAGATATAGTTTTCTTTCAATTTGATGCTGATGCAGAGGCTGACCATGTTGGTATCTGTGCTAGTAACGATGGAAAGAAATACCTTACGGTCTATGAGGGTAATACCTCAGGGGATAATAAGGGCAGTCAATCAAACGGAGATGGTGTGTATCTAAAGAAACGTGCCTACTCCCTAGTAATGGGCGTTGCTCGCCCTTAAAGGATAAAATGGATACAACTAAATTAAAAGCAATTGTTACTACCTACATCCGTGCAGCAATAGCATCCGTGCTTGCCCTGTACCTTGCTGGTACAACTGACCTAAAGACACTAGCATTAGCAGGTGTCGCTGCTGTAGCAGGACCAGTCCTAAAGGCATTGGACCCATCAGCCCCAGAATTTGGTCGTGGAAGTAACTAATTAAATACCCCTAATAAGCCCTACAAGGCCCTTTAGAGACACGAAAACCCCCTAACCCAGTAGAGATACTAGGTAGGGGGTCTTTTGTCGTTTAAAATCGTGTTTTGCTAGTCCTCTAGGTCTTCCCACTCTTCAATTAGAAGTCCTATGTTCTTATGTTCTTTTGCTATACGATACTCATCGATTAGGGTTGTGATTAGGTATACCGTTAGGGTTCCTAAAGAAGCCCCAAAGAATACAGCCCAAAAGGTATTGTTTACGATTTCCAATATAGTTCTCCTTAAGATATATAATTAATTATATATTATATGACCCCTTCGGGGTCTTTTATATATTATATTAATATCAATTATACACATAGATACAACCCATGTAGGGAGGCAATCCTAAGTAGCCTACCAATGCTCCCAATCCATAATGATATACTTAATCTAATGACAATAAAACTAGAAGAATATACACTACCAGAACATATATCTTATAGTGCTTTCAGCACTTATCTAACTTGTGGATATCAGTACTACTTAGGTAGATTACTGAATAAGCAAGAGGAGCCATCTGTGTGGTCTGTGGGAGGTTCAGCATTCCACCTAGCGTGTGAACTATACGATAGGGAGAATATATGAGCCAAACACTTTGGGACACGGCTTGGGCTAAAGAATCTGAAGGTATAGATTTAACCAATGCTAGAGTTGGTGGTAGGGCTACTAAGGTAAACCCTAACAAAGAAGATATAAATTATTGGCAAGCACAAGGACCTGTGTGGGTTGAGCAATATATTGCTTGGCGTAAACAGAATCCTAATTGGAAGATTTGGACTGCTCCAGATGGCAGACCAGCAATAGAATTGGAACTAACACCAGTAGTGGCTGATGTTCCAGTCAAAATGGTTATAGACCGAATCTTTGAAGTTGATGGACAATTAGTAATAGTTGACCTTAAGACTTCAAAGAATACTCCAACTAGTACTTTACAACTAGGTTTTTATAAACTTGGTTTAGAGGTTACCTTTGGCACTGATGCTTTAGGTGGCGAAATTAACTGGGGAAATTATTACATGTCTCGCGGTAGCAATACTGTAGAGATGGTAGATTTATCAGGATACACATATGAAAAAATGGAGTTCTTGGTAAAAGGGTTTGACAAAGCCCGCAAAGCAGGAATATTCTTGCCCAACACAAACGCTTGTCAATACATGTGCGGATTAACCGCTCATTGTCAATTCTCTATGAAAAAGGAAGAATAAATGGCAGAAGACTGGAAGTTACAAGTATCATACAAGACTGGAACTGGCGACTTAATTAACGTCAGAGCAGGTACAGCAGACGAACTTAGTGTACTGCTTGAGGGCATTGGCGACTTTGCTACTCAAATTGCAGCAGTACAAAAGTTGGTGGTGGGAGCAGCGGTTACCGCCCCTTTATCAACGCCGAGTACCACTCCAAGCACCGTGCCTCCACGCTCCTCGATACCACCCCTGGCAGCGCCAGCATCAGGTGGCTCGGGTCCAGTATGTCAACACGGGGACCGCAAGTACAAGTCGGGAATATCCAGCAAGACGGGTCAACCGTACGCGATGTGGGTCTGTCCAATGCCTCAGGGCGTGGACCAATGCAAGCCAGTAAATTAGTCGACGAAGAATTTCCGTTCTAGCAAATAGGTAGGGGCTGATAGATGCGTACATTAGTTAGGTCTGTTGGGCGTGCTTCTATTGGAGGGGAACCTCTACCTAGTTGCTTTAAATCATTTGAGTCGTCTAAAATTGTTATGAGACGTTCAGAAGTTTCTATGTTTGCTGGTGCTCCTGGAGTAGGTAAATCAACACTTGCTCTAGCACTAGCATTAAAAACTAATGTTCCGACTCTTTACATATCTGCTGATACCAATGCTCATACTATGGCTATGCGTTTAGCATCAATGATATCAGGTAAGAATCAAACAGATGTTGAACAAAAACTTAATACTGATGTTGGATGGACTAAAGCAATCCTGCAAAAAGGTAGTCATATAGTTTGGTCATTTGAATCATCACCAACCCTACAAGATATTGATGAAGAAGTACAAGCCTTCGAAGAACTTTGGGGATGTGCTCCAACTCTTATTATAGTAGATAACTTAATGGATGTAGCCACCGATGGTGGTGAAGAGTTTGCCTCTATGAGGGCGATTATGAAGGAGTTGAAGTATCTTGCTAGAGCCACTAATGCAGCGATTGTCGTATTACACCATACTTCGGAAGCAGTTCCTGGAAATCCTTGTCAGCCAAGAAGCGCGATACAAGGGAAGGTTTCTCAGTTACCTGCCCTCATATGTACGCTTGGCACTGTTGGCACGTCGCTTGGCGTTGCTTCAGTCAAGAATCGCTACGGAAGAGCAGATGCGGGAGGGACGCTTATGACTTGGTTAGCATTTAATCCCGAATACATGTACGTAGAAGATATACCAGAGAACTCATGAAACTAAGAATTCGTAATCCATTTTATTTTGTTGAAACTAAAAATAATTGGACATTTATTAATTGTTATCATTGTGGTAAAAAATTCACAATGTATATACCAAGTATTCGTGCATTAAATTATTGTACGGAGTGTAAGTGACAACTAGAAAATCACACAAAGCCAGAGGAGCAACATTTGAAACCGACTTACGAGATTATTTTAGACGAATTGGACTTGATAGTGAGAGACTTGCAAGAAGAGGTTCTAAAGATGAGGGAGATGTTGTGGTCCGCGAAAACTTCCTTGGGCACATCGGAATCATCGAAGCCAAGGCTCCAGGTCAATCAGGTCGCATTGACCTCTCTGGTTGGACGAAAGAGGCTCAGGTTGAAGCAACACATTATTCGGAAGCAAGAGGCATTGAAAGAACATCCGTCTTATCTGCGGTTGTCATCAAAGCGCGAGGGAAATCAATAGCAGATTCTTACTTAGTATTAAGGTTGGGCGATGTATTTGACGGATGATTTACCAGATATAGTCTTAGTGTTAAAGCACTACGGTGCCAACCCACCAAGGACTAGTGGACAGGTTAATCTAAAGTGTCCATTCCATGATGACACTCGTAGTTCGGCAAGTTTTAATACAAGAGAAAATATATTTAATTGTTTCGCTTGTGGAATGAATGGTAATAGTTTACAAATTATAGCAAAGCAGGAAAGGGTGGACATACGTGAAGCAAAGTCTTTCGCAGAAGGAATTACTGGGCAGAGCGGCAGCCAAGTACGCAGCAAACATTTATCAGGCAGAAGATTACCTAGCAAGCAGGGGAATAACTCGGGAAGCAGCACGACTGGCTCGATTCGGCGTAGTAGAGGAGCCTGAGATTGGACACGAAGCATTCCAAGGAAGATTATCGATACCGTATATTACCAAGACTGGTGTTGTCGATTTGCGTTTTCGTTCTCTTAATCCTGCTGTTGAACCTAAGTACATGGGTATGACAGGTGTTGAAACTAAAATGTACAATGTATTAGATATAGATAGAGCAGGCGATTGGATTGGAGTATGTGAAGGTGAACTCGATACTATCACCCTTTCTGTTTGTGTTGGGATTCCTTGCGTTGGTGTTCCTGGTGCGAACTCTTGGAAAAAACATTACACAAGATTACTCGCAGACTTTGAAAGAGTATTTGTATTTGCAGATGGAGACCAACCAGGAAAAGAATTTGCTGCTAGTCTCTCCCGTGAGTTGCCAGTCACAATCGTGCAACTGCCAGACGGTGAAGATGTCAACTCAGCCTATGTTAAGTACGGCTCCCAGTATATTCGAGAAAGAGCAGGACTAGATGATAGGTAAAAATATACCACCATGTAAAATATGTGGTCAACATTTTGATGACATATTTGAAGCGGTTGACCATTTAGTAGATGATGAGAATGAACCAGAGTTTGACCCTAAACTTATTCTTCCTGGTGGATATCAATTAATGATTGGTTCTTTATTAAGAAATATACACATGCATGCTCGTAATAATAGAAAAGTTAAAGATATAGTCGAGCATACTTACGCTACTCTTTATGCTGCTGAAACTAGCCCAAGAAAAATGAAGAAGTTTATAGAGGACCTGATTATTACCACAGAAATGGGCGTTCTTGAGCATGAAATCAACGAATTTTTAAGCGAAAACAACGAAAAAGGGGGAGAAAATGACAGATAATACAACGTTTGAGCACAATGTTGCAAAAACATTTCAAGAACTTGTGGATTTACTTTTATCCAAACATAAAGATTACGGACCAAAGAATATATCAGATGCACCTGGTGGTGCTATCAATGGATTAAGGGTTCGTATGCACGACAAGTTAGCAAGAATAAATAACTTATATGAATATATGGAAGATACTGGAGGCTTTCAGCCTCAACACGAATCCATTGAAGATTCTTTCAAGGACATGGCTAACTATGCAATCATAGGATTGCTAGTACTAAGAGGAGAGTGGGATAATAAATGATTGAGATATTATTTGCATTTCAACTACAACTAACAGCCCTGCTGGCTTTGATAGCAGCACTATTAAGATAGGAATAACATGAAAATATTTGGACCTTACAAAGGAAGTAAACAGAATGGTGGTCGTCCCATTTATGTTATCAAGCGTAAGAAAAAAGATGGCACTACTGAGAGTACATCTACCAACAAAGCCCGATTAGATTATAAGAAGGCTACTGGCAAGAAATTAAAACGCAATCAAGAAGTAGACCATAAAGATAATAAAGGTCGCAAAGGTAGCGATAAGATATCTAATCTAAGAGTTATATCTAAAAAGAAAAATGTAGGCTTAGAGAATAAGAGACGAGCCAAAAAGAAATGAAGACTATTGTTTGCATATCAGACCTTCAAGTACCTTACCACGATGTAGAAGCCGTCAAGGCTATCGCAAAATTTATCAAGGCTTACCAACCTGATACTGTAGTTTCTTGTGGTGATGAAATGGATATGCAAACTATTAGTCGTTGGAGTAAGGGAACTGAGTTAGAGTTTGAGCGTTCTATTGGGCGCGATAGAGACACTACTCGCCAAGTGCTTTACGATTTAACTATTGAACATATGGTTCGCAGTAATCATACAGATAGATTATTTAATACTGTAATGATGCGCTCTCCTGGGTTATTAGGTTTACCTGAATTAGAATTAGAAAACTTTCTTGGCTTAAAAGAATTAGAAATTAAATACCACAAAGACCCTTATGAACTAGCCCCAGGATGGTTGTTAATGCATGGTGATGAGGGTAATGTCCAGCCTACCGCTGGTGCTACAGCCCTTGGATTAGCCAAGCGTAGTGGCATGTCTGTGGTCTGTGGACACACTCACCGCATGGGTTTAACCCATCATACTCAGACATATCGTGGCGGTAAACCTAAAACTATTTGGGGTATGGAACTGGGCAATCTAATGAATTATACTAACGCAAAGTATATAAAGGCTGGTTTATTCACATGGCAACAAGGCTTTGGTATCCTTCATGTTGATGGCAAAACTGTAGTTCCACAAATAGTTCCTATTGTAAATAGGTCATTTACTGTGGAAGGAAAGACTTGGAAGTGGTAGACAAAGAACTTGAGCGTTACCCTTGGGGGCGCATAGAAAAATGGGACTACATAGTAGTTGCCGTTGCTGCTGAGTACCATAAAAAATATGATATGGTTGAGTTAGATGATATCAAACAGTCATTATACAAATGGTTTCTTGAGCACCCAAATAAATTAGATGAGTGGGAGTCTATTGGAAATAAAGATGCTAAGAATTTAATCTATCGTAGCCTTCGTAATGATGCGTTGGATTATTGTTTAGAGTGGAAAGCCAAGTCTATTGGCTATGAAACTTCTGATGTATTCTTTTATGAAGCAGATATAATTGAAGCACTCTTACCCTCAGTTTTACGAGGTGAATTTGGTGTGTCACATAAGTTGAATCTAGTTGGTCCGAGTAAGCCACCTGCCCCTGCCGAAGGCGGCAACATGATGGTAATGATGATTGAAATAGATAAAGCATATCGTAAACTTAGCACCGAGGATAGGACAGTACTATTTTACAGATACGCTTTATCTATGGACTATGGCGATGTCGCTACTGAGATGAATTTAGGTAGCGAAGATGCTGCTCGTATGCGCCATAATCGTGCTGTTAAGAAACTCATAACTAGAATCGGTGGATTCCGACCTTGGTCAGATAGAGATTCTAGCAAGGAAGAAACTGAAAACCCAAACGAAATTGTAGAGCCCGACAACCAGCCCGAAGGTGATGAGAGGGACGAACATGCTGATGAGGATGACCTGACCTAGTTCTTTCAGATAGGGTACTCCTGTTCCATGTAATTCTTGTACGCTTCACCAGCCCTATCAAAAGTTTCATTTATAACTCTCTTATAATTAATCAAGTGTGCTGGCTTAATTAAGTGCCCCTTTGATTGATTAGGTGGTTGTTTATTTTCTATTGGTTTACCAAAGTGTTTTACTACATCTATTAGATGGTCTATTGGTGTTATGATTACATTGTTATCTAACACGAAAGCCCAATGAGTAGCCTTGCTCACGGCTATACCTGATGGTTGCCATGAGCCACTCCCTTGATAGAAACATGACTCCTCTATAAATAAGTTGCCTGTCTCCATCCAGCGTCTATCTGTCTTAACTTCTACTGTATCCATGTGTAATAGGTCAGCAAGTTTACTCTCGCCTATTTGCCCATCACGCAAGTCTATATCCCAATCTGAATTTTTCATTATCCTCCTGTCGAATAGAATCCAGGGCCATTAAATTTAACCGCTGGTACTGTATATACTCTTTGCATTGGCTTGTAACAGTCCAAAGTTGGACATCTTACAATATATTTTTCATAATCTTTGTGGTGTATAAACTGCTCCCTTGTAGCACCACAAGTATTGCATTTGAAATCATAGTTCGGCACTAGTACCAGCCGTTCTTCTCCCAAAACTTCCATGCTCCACACGGGGTTTTGTATCTGTGAATTATATAATCGAGTCCTCGGTCAATTTGCTCTGTAGGGTTTGTGTCGGGCGAAAGTCCGAGAATCTGTGGGATGCCACCAGCATATCGCGCCTCACCTTTCTGATATACGGGTTGCTTATTGTATGCTTTATGTCTCCAGTTAGATTCCTTGGTCCATAATTTATCTAAACATAGCCATTGATTATGTTCCCATGCTAGTAATGAATCTCTAGCATACATCTTGCTATCATCAACTGTCCATTCTCTTGGTGCTGGTAAAGTTTCTACTCTACTTATCCCAAAGAGAGAAAATATACCTATAAACAGCAACAATAATCTTCTCATATTTACAGCCTCGTTTCCTCTGCTATAACATCTGTATCTGCAGGCATGTCAAACTCAGACACTTCCCACTCATTGTAGGGTGCATCCAACGCTAGACCTATAGCCGTGTCTATATCATACTCTGCTACATAATATATCAAGGTAGCAGGCGTTCTAACCTCTATTCTGTACCTTTTTATCTCCATTCTATCCCCCTTTCTGTCATAGTATTCCTAACCTTGATGGCAAACCTTGCTTTCTGTCTGATAATAGAGTTCTTTGTGAGCCTACCAACCATAGCCAACCTCTCCCCTGGCATAGTGCCACCATATATACCATGATACAACGAATCACCACTCTTACCTATCTCTAGGCAATTATCCTTAGCAGGGCAATTCCTGCATATTGATAGTGCTGTGATAGCATCTTCTACCTGTCTCCTAGACTCTAGTGAGTTGGTATTAACGCTACTGGTGGGGTCAGCCAAATCCACCTCACCAGCAAACCATAAGTCAGGGTTATCATGGGACAGACATGTTCCATTACTGACATCAAGTTTCATCAGTTGTGTATCCCATAATCCCAGCATATCTTTTGGAAGGTTACATTTAACTCCACAATCATTCTACTAATCATGGCTTCATCCATGTTCCCTATGTCACTCTTATTTATTGTTGCTGCCCATATTGTATCTTTTTCTAGTTCCATTAGTTCTCCAAGTCTGTTATGCAGTCGAGTATGTATTCAAACTCAGGGCGGTCTGCTTCGGGTGGAGATTTTCCATCCCAAATCATTTCATATCCGTCATGAGAATCCCAGTATAATCTACCTGAGTATTGATTAGTTCCATCATTTAGTATGATAGATTTCGCAAAGCCAGTACTCATCTTTCCGTCAGATGATATCATGTATGTATCCATTAGTTCTCTAATCGTAACCTCACCTGTCATCTATATCCTTTCTTGTCATATTATATGACAGACAGTATTCGACTTCTACCTTAGAAGCCAAAGTCATAGTGCCCATTATATTCCGCCATTGTTTGTTTGTGTTGAACGGATTTCTCTCGCTCAGGTGTCCAGCATAGGCAACCATCATCTTTTACCATGCTACAATCATAACATGTAAAACACTCAAAGCAATAGTATGGATTGTCATCACTTAGTCTAGGTACACCACATCCGTAGCACATGTAATCATCTTCACTACCACCTATATCTTCTAGGTCATAGTAATCATTAGACTTCTTAAACAGGCTAGACCAAGCATTAGCCTTGTAGCCATCATTAGACCACCAGTTACCATCATTATCCCAATGACCTAAGTCCTCGTTGATAATGTAGCAGTCATACACAGCCACAGGGTCTAAGGTAAACACAGCAACCTTGCTACCAGCAGCCCAGCCTTCTAGCATACTGTATAGATTAACATCATCTAATGCCTTAACACCACCCATAGCAGGTAGAATATCATCAGCAAAGATACGCGTATCACTACGCTTATCATTGGCAGGGATATCCACATTAAGAATGCCATTGTGTGCTAAGTATGTAAGGTCGCTACCACCCACTTGGAATGGGTGACAATTCTCATCATTCTTAACACCATGCGTAGCAAATCTAGCATGGAACATAGCATAACTACTAGGGTATTGTTTACGCACCGCTAAGAACTCTTTGATTATCTTCTTAGAGGACATACCCTTGCCAGTAATAATTTTATTACCAGCAATTACAGCATAGCCAAAGCCATGCGGATTGTTACACGAAGCACACTCTAAGTCTTTACGCTTGGGTGTACTATTCGGGGAACTTACTACCAATAGGCACATACTCTTTCCTCTCTATTTTATCTATCACATTGGACATGCTATTTAATCTTTGATTGAGAGAAGGATATAACTCTACTCTCTCTCGGATGTATTGTATTAGGTTAATACAATCTAATTTATGTTCCCTAACCTCAGGAACACTCATCACTCTTGTAAACTCAACGCTGGCATGCGCTAAGTCTATACATGACTTGATGAATCTAGTGTTCAGACTACCTCTAAAGATTCTCATCTCTAGTGTATTTCTATTGTTGGTATTGACGGCAGAGTATCTATCGCTACCACCTCGCTCAAACTTATGCTTAAGAGATTTAGCACCAGTTCTTGGGTCAATGTTATCATCAAACTTAGCCCAATGAGTAGACGACCTACCAGCAAGCACCTCATAGAAGTCCTTGTTGTTATACACTAACTGTAAGAATCTATGCTGGTGTGAACCACCACTAAATCCATTACGAGATATATGAATATGAAGTCCGCAGGTTTTTGTACCCCATGCCATCATACTATAATTATTCTTAAGTGTTTCTATAGTATCCCATAGAGAACTAGCATCATTCATAAAGTAACTATGGGATAATGGATGAGTTACTATTTCGAACCCACAATTTAGTGAGCCGTCAGATTTGAGATAGGCTAAGTCTTGCCCCTCTAGTTTAACTGCATAGTCGGCAGCATTCCTTCTATCACCATAATCGCCACCTCGTACCTCAGTTTCTATCTCTATGCCAAAGTATAAGCGTGTCTGCTCGTCCTCTGAACTGTGGAAGATAGGGTCAGGTCTATACGAGTAATCATGTATAGTCCTACTATCATCTTCTTCTTCGTGGTTATAAGTACAACCATCTATATAGGTAGCGTCACATTCTTCACAGTAAGAAGTATTATTTTCAAAACACCTCTCACACATGAGGTCACTACTATCTTCTGCGCTATATGAATAACCAGTAAAATAGTTATCGCACATATCACACCAAGTAGCCTCATCACGAGTACATGTTCGACACCATAACTCACCCTCTACATCATTGTACTCATCATCAACTGTCATAACAGTTTCACAATGAATACACATTACTACGCAACTGTCGCAGACAGGGTCTCCGCTACTGGTAGTAGTGCCGTCATCATCACTATTTAATTCAGTATTGCAAGCGATACAACACTTGACTTCTACTTCATCAACAGTTTCCATATCCTATCCTTATCATATTATATGACAGCGAAAGCATCTCTCTCGCTGGTAGTGCTATTTTAGCACCGATACTGTGGGCGTGTCAAGTTTATGACGCACAGAATCTAAGATTATATTTACAATCTTGTTCCGCAACTCATCACTCGCTTTGGCTCGCCCAGCATACCCATGCCGTTCATTGTACATGGAAAATTGCCTCAAAGATTCCCTCACGACCTCTAGTTCATCTCTAGAGAGCGTGAGGATAATCTCATTGGCATAGTCTACATTACTTTTGGACACTTGACTCACGGATTAAGCGAGTAAGTTTAGCGTTTCTGATAGCGGTGGTGATTACCAGCGTGGTGCTAGTAGTCAGCGCGATAATAATTGCTATCGTGTCTGTTATCTCTATGTACATGTTTTCTCCTTTGTTAGTGCCTGTCATATTATATGACATGCGTGCCCACCATAGGAATTGCACCTATGATTATGCCGTCTAGCGTGGGCTGTCCAGTTGCTATTCGTAGTCCGAGTCCGAAGCAACTTCCTCAAGTAAATCCTCATCAAAGGTATCCATATCAACCTCTAATAATTCCTCAGTTGCAAGTATCTCGGCTACCTCTTGCTCGGACATGAAATCTAGCGCACTATCATCGCCACTCATGGCTTGCCCTATCCATAGCCCTAGCAGTTTTAACCTTTATCTCAGCCTTGCGTAATGCTTCAGCCTCGATGTTTCTCTCCACTTGTACGCTTTGCATTAAAGCGGAAAGGATTGGATTATCAATTAAGATGTCCATTTTGTACCCTTCTGTTTAGTGCCTGTCATATAATATGACAAGACATGTAGCGAATTTCGCCAGTAAGACAATTATGACCTATAACAAAGGCTGTGTCAAGTACCGCACAGTTTTGTCATATAATATGACAAGGGCGACACCGACACCGCCTCAGCACCGCCCCCTCATTAGCGCAGTTTGTGTTGAAAAAATTGTAGCCCCCCTCATCATCACCGCGCTTCATCCGCCTCATTAAAAGTTTGTGTCGGCACAGTTTGTGTCGAAAATTTTTGGGCAAAAAAATAACCCCCCTTTCGGGGGGCTACTTTCTTTTTCTTTAGGCTTTTACTTTAACCTTGATTTGGTTGTTTTGTAGTTGCATAATCCAACCCTCGATTACTTTAGCCTCTTTCTTTCCTTTTTCGGTTAGTTGTCCGACAGGTTTCATTGAGGTTATTCCTTGGTAAATTGCGCTTACCAAATCCTCAACATTAACCGCTTTCGCTGGTTTCTTTTCTACCTTCGGTTTAGTTGAGCCATCACGGGTTTGGCTTTCTTTTTTCGTGGCGGTTTTCGTATCTAATTCCTCGAAGGTTTTGATTCCTTCGATATGAGATTTTGCGCCACCCGCTTTCTTATCTGCCAATACGCGAGCAGATAGGGAAAGGATTTTCGATACCTTTATTCCTTCGATTTCATTTGAGTATTTTGCAATAATCAAATTGGCAACGGGAATACTTTCGGCATGAGTTGGAAGGATTACGGGCTTGATATTTATATCCTTGAGAAGTGATTGCATAGATGCTTTCACTTCGCGGATAGTTGTGCCTGCTTGCATTTCTTTTGCAACCATTTGCACAAATTGGATTGCTTGAGAATTGCTATCTACACCGCTTGCAATTAACTCGGTGTATTCGTTTTTAATTGCTTGGTTTTCTTTCACTGTTTCCTTTACTGCTTTTTCTTTTGCCATGATTTTATTTCCTTTTCTTTTGGTGGGTACTCGGTTTCCCCATTGGCTTTATTATCGGGGTTGAGGTTGCCTATGTCAACAACCAACGCAATTTATTTTCTAGGCTTGTCATATTCTATGAAATCGGACATATCGGACACCCTAAGCCTGAGCGTGTAATCCTTGCGAGGTTGACCTGTGAGGTGGGTTTCGTGGCAGATAGGGAATACATAGCCCTCACTTAATCGGTGGGCTTATTGCTGCCAATTATTATTTATTTATTATCCGAGGGAAATCTTTTTAATTCTGCCCCCTTAGTTATGCGTGGGAGATAGTAAACCCCTAGCAATTAGCAATATCTATCTCATGCGTTAAGTAATGCCTATAAATAGCGTGTAATAATAGTTTTGAGGGGGGGTTATTAACTAAACTTAACGGGAGGGTATATAGTATCCCCCTAAAAATTGCTGTTATATTATACCCCCCCTTATATATTATACGCTCAGAATGAGCGTGATTATTACCTATCTGTTCGGTTTTAGTACTTTGAACAGGTTATCTATAGTAGATAACTTAATATAAGTTGGCTCCTTTTTATCCCGCCAACTATTATATATAATATTATAATATATAATTATAATGGGATAGTTATGTCCGCTAATAGGGACCGTTAAATCAACGTTTATAGGGGGCAATTGTGGGCCGTAAAGCAGGGGTACAAAACATCCCTAAAGACGTAGCCCAACTGCAGGTACTAGAACTGTTAGGGCAAGGCTCTACCGTAGTAGACGCTATGAAGGCCGTAGGCCGTAACGATGTTACATTCCGTCAATGGTCAATGTCAGACCCAGAGTTTAAAGACAAAGCGGACAAAGCCCGCCTAGCAGGCAAAGGTGTCAAGGCAGACCTGTCTAGCCTAAAAGATATTTCTTTTGAAGACTTCTCTGAGCAATTCCTAGACACTAAGTTATTTGACCATCACAAGGCTTGGGTTGATTTAGTAGAGGGTAAAGAGCCAAGGTTCATCCACCCTAGCATGACCTATGAGCAAGCAGCAACCAATCGTATTCTTATTAACGTTCCACCAGAGCATGCTAAGTCCACAGTACTTACCATCAACTACGTTACCTATCGTTTATCTATAGACCCTAACGTTAGAATTATTATTGTATCAAAGACGCAAGGTATGGCTCGTAAGTTCCTATCTGCGATTAAGACAAGATTAAGCCATCCTAACTGGACCAAGATGCAGGTGTCCTTCGGACCTAATGGTGGCTATAAAGCGGATTCACCAACTTGGTCAGCCGACATGATTTATCTAGGAGCAGGAAGAGACTCTGGAGAGAAAGACCCTACTGTGCAAGCATTAGGATTTGGTTCTCAGATTTACGGTGCTCGCGCCGACCTGATTATCCTTGATGATGTGGTGATGAACGCAAATGCCCATGAGTGGGAGAAGCAAATTGAATGGCTTCAAAAAGAAGTTATCACCCGCCTAGGGCGGCACGGTAAACTGCTTATAGTAGGAACCCGTGTCGCGCCTATTGATTTATATAAAATGATTAGAGACCCTGAACAATGGACAGGTGGCAAAACTCCATTTACATACATGGCTATGCCAGCCGTATTAGAATTTGATGAAGACCCCAATAACTGGAAAACACTCTGGCCTTGGACAGATAGAGCAGAAGGAGAACAGGACCAACCTAATGAGCAAGGATTATATCCCAAATGGGATGGACCCTCGCTTTTTACAAGGAGGTCTGAAGTTGCTCCGAGTGTCTGGGCTATGGTCTACCAGCAAGAAGATGTCCAATCCGATTCCATATTCTCGCCAACAATTGTCGCAGGATGTGTTAACAGTATGCGAAAGCGTGGACCGCTTAAACGAGACACGGCAGGCCATCCCAAGAACGTAGATTCAACTTACACTATAATTGGCTTTGACCCTGCAGTAACTGGACGCTCTGCTTTCGTAGCAGTATCTTACAATCGCGCTGATGGAAAAATTTATGTTTTAGACTGCGTGAATATGTCTGACCCATCTCCACAAAAAGAGAATGCTCTTATCAAAGAGTGGGTAGAAAAATTTAGGCCACAAGAGTTTAGGGTTGAGATTAACGCCCATCAGAAGTACTATGCTATGGATACAGAACTACGTCAGTATCTAGCAACCTATGGTTGCCAACTTAACTCTCACTTTACTGGCAAGAACAAATGGGATGTAGGATTTGGTGTAGCCTCTATGGCAAGCCTCTTTGGCTCAACCAGAGATGGTAGATTTCTAGACAACAACATAATAGAGTTACCTTCCAATGAAGGCTCTGAGGGACTTAAGTCTTTAGTACAACAACTTATTATTTGGAAGCCTGATACTAAGAATCCAACTGACTGTGTAATGGCTTTATGGTTTGCTGTAATACGTTGCAGAGAACTAATGCAAACATCAAGTAGAGTTGGGCAGTATCAAACTAATAGATGGGCCACTAGGGCGCAAATGTCTACTAGAGGTTCACTTAATTTAGACGAAGCCTTTGCAGAACAATGGCAAGAAACATATAACTAAGGAGATAAAATGGCACTACCAATGATTGCAGCAGGTATCGCTGCCAGAGCAGTAGCAAAGAAAATTGCAACAAGAGCCGTAGGCGGCATTACTGGTAAAGGTGCTAAGACTGTAAATCCAGTTTATCAAAATGTAAGAGCGACTACAGATGCTATTCAAAAAAATTCAGTTAAGATAGCAAAAAGCCAAGCACAGATTAACGCAGAAGGCATTGCAAAAGGCAGAGCCGCTATGGGGTTACCACCTAAACCAACTGCTCAAGAAATTGCAGCACGTGCAAGCAGAGAAAAAGCATCTCTTATGAAAAGTAGAATTAAAAGAGGTAAGTAGTGGCATTAACGATTGAACAAATAGCAGCACGAGTTCAATCTCTTCGTTATCGTAATAGCGAGAGAGATGCTCGCAACCTTGACGTACTTTCTGTTCGTAAAGGACAAATATCACAAGTATATCCTGATTTTTTTCCAGAAGGTGTAGACGCTAATGTCGTGGCAAATTTTATTGACATCGTTGCCAGGGACCTTTCAGAAGTTATGGCACCTCTTCCAGCAGTTAACTGCTCGGCCGCTAATGCGGTTAATGACCGTGCTCGTAATTTTGCTGACAAGCGTACTCGTATTGCTAGTAATTATTTTCAAAATTCTGACCTATCGGTCCAGATGTACCAAGGAGCAGACTGGTATATAACTTACGGCTTTGTTCCGTTTATAATTGAATTAGATGATGAAGCAAAACTACCTAGAATTCGACTAGAGAATCCAATTGGTTCCTATCCAGAGTTTGACCGTTATGGTCGTTGTGTAGCATTTGCTAAAAGATACAGTCTTACATTAGGTGAGTTAGTCAGCCAGTTCCCAGAGTATGATAATATACTTCTAGGTCCTTTAGGATATAAGCAAGACCTAAATGGCATGATTGAAATGATTCGTTATTACGATAAAGACCAATCAGTTGTTTATATTCCTGCAAGAGACAATTTAGTTTTATCAAAGGCTAAGAATCCTATTGGTAAAATAATGATAGTTGTAGCACGTAAGCCGTCTATTGACAGCGAACTACGTGGACAATTTGACGATGTACTTGGAATTCAGTTACTCCGCAACCGTTTCGCCTTATTGGCAATGGAAGCAGCGGAGAAATCAGTACAGGCACCTATTGTACTTCCACAAGATGTACAAGAATTACAGTTGGGTGGAGATGCGGTTATCCGCACCGCAAACCCAGCAGGTGTTCGTCGAGTAGAACTAACAATACCACAGGGCGCATTTACAGAACAGACATTACTTAACTCAGAACTTCGTGTAGGAACTCGTTATCCAGAATCACGTACTGGTAATATCGATGCATCTGTTGTTACAGGTCAAGGTGTACAGGCTCTTATGGGAGCATTTGATACACAAGTTAAATCAGCACAGGCAATATTTGCTGCAGCACTTCGTGATGTTATAAGTATCTGTTTTGAAATTGACGAATTAATATTTTCTGATGAAAAAACAATTCGTGGAGTAGATTCTGGTTCACCATACGAAATTACTTACAAGCCAAGTAAAGACATTAAAGGTGATTATTCAGCCGATGTAAGATATGGAATGCTCGCTGGTCTTAATCCAGCCCAAGGACTTATCTTTATGTTACAGGCTCTTGGAGGCAAGTTAATATCTAAAGACATGGCTATGCGTGAGTTGCCATTTACAGTTAACGTAACACAAGAACTTGAAAAAATTGAAATTGAGGATATGCGTACAGCATTACTCAGTGGTATTACAGCAATGGCTCAGGCTATACCAGCGATGGCAACACAGGGACAAGACCCGTCAGTCATGGTAAATAAAATTGCTGCGGTAATCAAGGCTCGCCAAAAGGGACAAGCATTAGAAGATGCTATTGAGGCTACCTTTACACCGCAACAACAGGTCCCTCCTGCTGGTGCCCCTAATCCAACGGTTGAGCAAACGTCCCCTGCTCCCCTTGGTGGTCCAGTAGGAGGCTCTCCTTCTCCAATACCACAACAACAACAAGGAGAAGATGTTATGAGTTTAATTTCTGGACTAACAGGTACAGGAAGAGGAACAGCAAGCGTTAGAAGTGTAAGACGTAGATAAAAAGGTAGGGGACAATGACAACTATTATAGGTATAGAACATAAAGATAGATGCTTCATAGTTGCTGATAGTCAAACAACTGATGCTGAAGGTAGAATCTACACACATCCTGAAGTAAAAAAGATTTCTGAAAATGGAATGTTTTTGATTGCTGGCTCTGGAGAAACATTACCTTGTGATATAGCCCAACATATTTGGGAATCACCAGTACCTACCAAGCAAGACAAAGAAGACCTTTATCATTTTATGATTGTAAAGGCAATGCCATCTCTTCGTAAATGTATGACAGATAATGGTTATAATTTTGATGAAGATACAAAAGAAAATCGTTTTCAATTTATAATGGCTGTTGGTGGAGAAATATTTGATGTTGACCAAGAGTTATCAATAAGTAAATCTGCAGATGGAGTGTACGCAGTAGGTTCTGGAGCAGCATATGCATTAGGTGCATTACATGCTGGTGTAGATGCTTATGAAGCAATGGAGATTGCATCTAAACTTACTGCATTTACTGCAGGTCCATATATATCAAAAGAACAACCTAGAAAAATTAAGTAGGAGGATAAAATGTCGTCAATGAATTCATCAGAAACTCGTGGAGGATACCAACCAAATGCCCCACAAAATAATCCTACTAATGTTAATGGACTAGGTGGCAATGGAACTAGTGGTGATTACACTGGTTTTGCCTATGGACAAAATCAAGCAATTAATCAAACTAGAGAAGCAGGTAATGCTGCAATTTCTCAAATGAATGCAGGTCAACCTAGTTTAACAGAGAATATAACTCAAACTCCAATTCCATCAATCTTAGATGAGACTCAAAATAAAAATCAAAGCATTATGGATGGTGCACCAATAGGGCCTGGAGCAAATTCTCTTCAAGGATTACCTAGAAATCCTTCTAATGACCCTGATATAGATATTATTCGTGACCAATATCCACTTATGCAGGTATGGGCAAGTATGCCTGGTACATCAAGGCAAACAGCAGAATTTGTAAATTATTTAGGGCAAATTATATAATGAGTCTTTGGGACAGAATAGCAAATGTACAAAACTTATTCTGGAATAGAAGTAATCTTAATAGTCCAGTAAAAATCTTTAACTCACATGGTTATGTCAATTATGGGGTTGCTAAAGATATCGCTATCAATTTACCAGCAAATCCTGCAAGTTTTATAGCAGCAAATGAAGATGGAAAAGAATTATTAAATAATAGCACTACAAATCCAGGCTGGAACCAGACTGTTGAAAAAACAAGACAAACAGCATTAAATACTTTAGGAGCCGCTGCTCAAAATCCATTAACCGCAATTGGTGGTGGTGCAGCAGTAGGTACAGTTTTAGGACCCGCTGGAGCAGCAGGTGGAGCAATACTTGGTGGTAGTGTATATACAATAGGTGCTTTAGATAAAGCAACCGAAGGTAGATTAGGCAATGCTTTAATGTCTCCTACTAAAGGTGTTCGTTCAAATTACGCTTTTGTTAGAGAAGCAACAAATGCAAATGTATCTTTAGGTTTACTTGCTGGACTTGCTCAAATAGGTGGAGCAATTGCAGGTGGTGCAGCCGCTATTGGCGCAGGTGCTGCTGCAGGTTCTGTCATACCTGGAATTGGTACCGCTGTAGGCGGTTTAGCAGCAGCAGGTGCTGTGCTTGGATTTTATGGTGGCGGAAAAATTGCAAGAACAGCCTCAGAATCTGGTGCTTTGGGTGGAGAATTGCAAAAAGCAGCAGTGTTCTCTCAATCTGTTCAAGGACAAGAAAAATATAATATTGGTAGAGATGTTGTTAAATCAGCAGGATATGTTTTAGGTTCAAAAACTTTACAAAATACAGATACTGGTATTGGGGCTGTAACCTCTGGTCTTATTAATATTTTCGCAGAAATTCCATTAGACCCAAGCATTAAAGGCGTACAGATTGCAGGCAGAACTACAAGGGCTGCTACCGTTGGTGGTATTTCAACAGCAAAACAAGGTTTAGTTGGTGGAAAGTTACAGAGTATACTTGATACTCCTGAAAAAATACAATTAAGATTAAACAAAGATGTAGATTTATTAAAGAGAACTGCTGCTGGAGAACAAACAGCATATACTCCAATGGTTGATTTTATTAGCAAAAATGATGCTGCAACAGTTAAACTGCGTACAGAGTTCTCATTAGGTGATGAAACATCACATGTAGCAGCAGCACTAATGGCCGGAAAATCTCCATCTGAAATTACTCTATTACTTAGAATTGGTCGCGGTGATGCTACTGCTATTGATGAATTAGCAATTAAGCATAAAGGTACATATGCTCAATTAATTAGAGCAGAAAGTAAATTAAACAAAGCCGAAATGGAAAACATTGGCTTTAAAACAAATAATAAACTTCTTAAAAAAGCATATAAAGATAAAGAAAAAATTCTTGCTGGCGAGTTAGATGAACTAAGAGGCAAATATGCTGGTCTTGATAAAGCATTAAGTTTAAATAGTGCTTTGCAAGAAAGAACCGTTTCTATTTTTCCAATTATTGAAAAAGCAAGAAATGATGTTGCTATGCAAAAAGCAGCAAATAAACTGGGTATTAATAAATCTGATTTAACCCAAAGAGAAACTAATTTTGGAAAAATTACCCAAAGAGTATTTCAAGATAATACTTTTGGAGTTGTAGTTCGCCTTATTGAAAGATACACAGACGATGCACCTCACAGCACGGTTAATTTTAATGACCCAATTCAGTCCACAACTAGAGTTCGTACAAGTATTAGAGCAGGCGTTCAAAGAAATTTATTTCAAAAAGATGAAGTAGTAGACTTATACAACAGATTTATAAACTCTCGTTTTGAGGGAGATAAATTAAAATATGTTGAGGATTTTACTAAAACGGTTTTTGAACGATTAGCAATCAAGTATGGCATTCCAGAATCTAGTAAAGATATAGTTTTAAGTGAGTATCTTTATAGAATGAGAAAAAATCAACAATTGGCAAAACAAGCCAATGTTGAAGGTAAAGCCTATATGATTGATAATGGTGAAGTTGTTGGAGACCCAGTTTTAATATCTCAACTTGCTAATGGAAGTTATTTACCGGATATAGTTTTACTTGACAATGCTTTTAAACAATTCAAGAGTAGAGCAAATAAAGATTTTGGCGGTTTAGTAACACCAGCGGTAACGGCAAAGTTTTTATTAGATGAATATAACTCTATATGGAGAAACTTTACTTTAGCACGTATTGGGTACCCATTAAACATTACTCGTGATAACACACTTCGTATTGCTGCTGACGGACAATGGTTTAATGTTGTAAAAACTTTTGGCAAAGAAACAATGGAAGATTTTACTAATTCAGGTAATACTGTAGAAAAAATCAAACGTTGGACAAAAGGTATTACAGATAAAAATTATAGCATAAAATCAGTTAGAAAAGAACTTGATGACCGTGTTGCTCTTTTAGCAAGTATTGAAAAAAACATACCTAGCACGCTTCCTAAAAAAATTAAACCAGAACTTCAAAGAACTTTGGAATACCAGGCCAAAGTTAAAAGAAGTGTTGAGTTGTTACAAATTAAAGAAGCAGAATTAATAAGCAATATTCCTACTCCTAGGGTTGGAAGAAAACCAACTGTTATTTCTGATTACTCTTTTAATAGTTATAGAGATGGTATTTATGGCCGTATAACTATGGATAAAATTCGTGGTAGAGATGATATACGTGGTTTATTAGAATCTAATAGAGAATTGCAATTAGCAGAAATTCGCCGTGACAGAACTGGCGGAACCTGGATTCAACCAACTTTAACAAATGAAAGTTTGCATTTAAAGTCTTGGGAAAATATTCTTGCAAACGTCTTACCCAGCGACCCTGTTGCCATGAAAATAATGCAGGGCGTTCCTAAATCAAAAGTTGTTAAGTTTATTAAGAGTGAAGAACTTGGAACTTACATTGATAGATTTGCATACGACCCTACTAAAAAACGGTCATTACGCAGAACAGACGCAGAGTATATTTATGATAGAGTTTTTAAAGCAGTTAACCAATTTGCTCCAGATATTAAGTTACAAAAATTAGTAACAGAGGGTAAAGTTAGTGCTCTTGAACTTAAAAAAATGTATCCAGATGTGTTAAACCGTCCAGGTGTTAACTCAGATATGGCAATTGATTTACTGGGCCAAAGCAACTTTATTAAGACAATGAATAAGTATACTAGAGATGTTGTAGCCTGGCTTGCCACTGCACCACCTAGTAAACTAGCATATAATCCTTATTATCGATTAGCATATGAACAAAAATTGCAAAGCATGGTTGCTGTGGCAAATGCTCAAGGTAAAAAACTAAGCGAGATGGAACAATCTGTTTTTGAGGCAAACGCAAGAGCGTATGCAATGAAAGAATTAAAAACTAAACTTGTTGCATTTAGTAAAGATATGAACTATCCTAAGTTCTTTAATTACACATTTGCATTCTTTCCTGCTCTCGTAGAACAATATCGTGTATACGGTAGATTGTTTATGGAAAATCCTGAGTTTGTCCAAAAAACAACACAGATGATGGCAATTCCAGAAAAACTTGCCGATGTCAAAATAGATGCTAATGGCGAAGAATATGTAGAAGTTAGCCTACCGCTGCTTGGTGATAATGTTAGGGCACGATTAAGTACAAACTGGTTTAACCCTTACAATCCAACAGGTGGAACCATTCTTTCTACAAGCCCTTATGTAGCAGCAATTTCAAATGAAATTCTTAAAAAAAGTAGTGTCGAACTACCTTCATATCTTCAAGAAATTATTAGCCCATTTGGTGTTCAAGCAAATTCTTTTACAGCCCTTACACCAACAACTATAAGAAGAGGTGGACAGGCATTAGTTGCCTATGTTGACGACAATTCGGCTCAATTGAATAAAGATACTGCCATGATAATGGAAAATAAATTATTTCAATTTAAAGAAGAGAATGGTCGGCAACCTACTCCTGATGAATTGGCTGAAATATCTAGAGAAACTAAAACAGATGCAAAGGCTTTAATAACACTTAGATTCTTAGGTTCTGGTTTATTGCCGTTGCAACCTAGGTATGTATCTCCATTGCAGACATATTCAGATTTATTAAGAAAATATCAAGAAGACTTTGGTGGCTCAGATGGAACTCAAAAGTTCTTAGAAGACTATCCAGATTATTTCTTAGTAGTAAGTAAACTTACTGATTCGGTTTCTGGAATATATCCTGACAAAACATCACAAATGTTAGTTAAGAATAACACTGGAATTGTTGAAAGAATGATTGCCCGCATGGGCACAGATGGTGATTTAAGAACTTTAGGTGCAGTATTTAATGACGAAAACTATGCCTTCTCAAGTTCTGCTCAAGCCTGGTTGCAAACCAATGCTATTCCTGGAACTAGAAAACAATTTGTTGATAGCCAATCTGCACTAGAGAATGCTCGTTCAACAATTGTTAATGAAGGCTGGCGTAACTGGACATTGTTAATAGATACTACATCCAGATTACTTCTTCAGAATGACCCACCATATGACCCATCTAGAGGGTATGGAAAAGCCATTATAGATTCTTATAAAGAAGCATTCATTGAAAAAATGAAGACTGACAATAGGGCTTGGTATGATGAAAAACTAGATAGAGACAGTACTGCAAAATTAAAGAATGTTGTTGACAATTTAACAATAGCAGCAAATGATGATAAATTGTGGGCCGACCTATCAAAGCAAGCCAGATGGCACACAATCACTGAGTATCTAAATTTTAGATATTACATAAAAGATAAACTCGAGAAACGTAATGCCCCTATCACTTCAGATAGAGCATATGATATACGTGAAGAAGTTGATGCTTATGTATACAACCTAAGAAGAAATGATATTAATTTTGGTAAATTCTATGATAGATATTTTAGCAATGATAACTTTGTATATGTTACTGATTAGTAAAGGAGCAAGTCTTGGCAACTCCAACACCTAAACCTTCACCATCATCAACACCAAGGGTGGGTGGTAATAAGTACACCCCTGGCGCATCACAGCCACAGCCTGTTGCAGCGCCTGCTCAAACATCTGCTGGACTTAGCCCTGAAGCAATAAACCAGATTCAACAAATTGTTGGCATAACTTTAAGTCAAGTAGGAACAACTGGAGCAGTAAATCCTGCTTATAATTATACCCTTCTTGAATCTATAAGTGACGCTGAACTAACAGATATAGCAAGACTTCTTAAAAAAATGGGATTTACCGTTAAGGGCTCTAAAGGAAGTATTAAAGCATTGTTTGCAACCGACCCCGCACTGGATGCAATTTTAAAAAATTCTTTCACTTCAACAGAATTAAAACAGAATCTACTTAAAGATTACCTTCCATTGGGTGGAGATGCAACTGAAAACCTACCTACAAGAACTATCTCTAAACAAGACCCTGTAGTATTAGGTGAACTAATCGACAAGGTTTATCAATCTAAGGTTTTACGTAGGGCTACCCCTGAGGAAAAAGCGAAGCATATTAAAAACTTTCAAGATGATATTAATGCTGGAACTTTAACCACTACCAAAAAAGTTAAGAACAAAAAAACTGGTAAGATGGAAAATGTAACAACAGTAGAATCAAACTTTTCTCAGGCTAAAGCAGAAACTGAAGTTGAGCAATCACTTAGAGAACTTAATCCAGATGATTTTGATAGAGCAAAGAGAATTCAATTCTCTGACTTTATCATGCAGAATACAATGTCGGGAGCATAAATGGCAGTCCCAAATAGCAAAGGTATAGAAACAGCAGCATCCTATGGAATTAGTGAGGCTCTATTAGCCGCTTATCCTGAACTACGTACAGTTTACGAGTTATTCAAAAAAGATGATATTGGTGCCGCTCTTGAGGCTTTATTTAAAACTAATTATTATAAAACATCAAGTAGTACTGTAAAGGCTAGAGAAAAACAAAAGTTAGAACAACCTCAGGTATATGCCGATAATGTTGATAAATATAAACTTGCTGCTCGCAAGAGACTAGTAAACTCTGGTGTCAGAATTGATACTGCTACATTTGACCAATTAGCACTAGATGCTTACGCTAGAAATTTAAGTGATGACCAATTTGACCAAGCAATCGTTACATCTGGTAAGATTACTGGGTATGGTGGAGAAGTACTTGGGGATACCAATTCTCTTAAATCTTTTGCCGCGTCTATGGGAGTATCATCCTTATATAGTGATGCATACTGGACTCAAAAAGGTAAAGATTTATTCTCTGGTACAACAACTGTAAACGATATTCAAGAAGAAATTAAAAAACTTTCAGCCAGTGCTTACCCTGCCTATGCAGATGGTATAGCAACTGGTCAATCTATTGAAACTCAAGCAAGTAACGTTATCCAAACAATAGCAACTTTCCTGGAAGTAGATGCAGACAGAGCAACTAAACATCCTGTCTTTAAACAAATCATGGGATATGTAGACCCTGAAACTAAAAAGATTAGTGTTATGCCTCAATGGTTAGTTGAGCGAACTGTCAAAAATACTAAAGAGTGGTTAAAGACTAAGAATGCACTTGAAGCGTTTGATACAGTAGGTATGAGACCCCTAGAAGAACTTGGATTCATGTAATGGCCGCTAAAAAAGCAACTTCTATACCTAAGGGTGCTATTAACCCTCAAACAATTTTTACTGATAAAGCAATTGCTGCAGACTTTAAAGTACCTCTAACACCAGCGCAGCAAAATTATCAAACAAAAATTACAGCCGAAAGAATGCAAGCGCAAGCAGATGCTTACTTTAAGGCAAATCCAGAATTAAAACCACCAGAGCCTCCTAAAAAAGATGAACCACCTGTAGGTGGCGGTCCTATTGAACAACCAGTTATTGCAGATACAAATTCTGTCTCAGGCAACATAAGTGAGTTTGGCACTGGTGCTCCGATTTATACAGCCCCAACACAAACTCCAGCAGAAGTTGCTACACAGGCAGAAACAACTGCAGCAGCAGCAGCACGTCTAGATGCTTTTAATGTTTTAAGCGAAAGATACAAACAATATGGTTTAGGTGGCCTTGCTGAAGTTATTAGAAAACTTGTTATCGAAGGTGCAAGTGAGGCAACGATTACATTTGCATTGCAAGAATCACCAGAGTATAAACAAAGATTTAAAGCCAATGAGGCTAGATTAGCAAAAGGATTAGCAGTACTAAAACCTAACGAGTATATTGCTGTTGAAGATTCTTACCGTCAGGCTCTACGTGCTTATGGATTAATAGTATTTGATACTGATGAATATGTAAGTAAATTTATTGAAAATGATGTTTCCCCTAGCGAATTAACTGCTAGAATTCAATTGGCCACCGATAGAGTCATAAATGCGGCTCCACAGGTTAGAAACACTTTAATAAATTTCTATGGTCTTAACGATGTAGACTTAATTGCTTATACACTAGACCCTAAGGGACAACTTCCTACAATTGAAAAACAAATTTCTGTAGCAGAAATTGGTGCAGCAGCAGCAAGACAAGGATTCCAGCAAGTAGATAGAAGTAATGCTGAATATCTAAAGAGTCTAGGTATAACTCAAGAGCAAGCAATAAAAGGATTCTCTGATATTGCTTCTATTTTACCTACTGCTACAAAACTTACAGATATTTACAAAGACGGCTTAGAAGGTTATGGATTAGACCAGGCACAACAAGAAGTGTTTGGCCAATTAGCCTCTGAAAGACGTAAGAGAGAAAGACTTTCCGCAGCAGAAACCGCAACATTTAGTGGTAAATCTGCTATGGGTGCAACAGCACTAGATAGACCTTCATCTAAAGGTCAAATATAATAGAATCCTGACGCGGATACATCGGCCCCGTGCAGCGTACAAGACCGATAGCAAGAGCCAAACAATTTCCCCGAATTGACTTGAGGCTTGCGACTAACAACGAATAGAAAGGGTGGTTGCTATGAGCAACAATTACTGGGAAGATGAAGACGACGACCTAGATACCGACAACGGTACACAACTGGACGGAAGCGATTTACTTAAAAAATTGCGGAAAGCCAAGCGTAACGATGAAAAGCGTATCAAGGAACTCACCGAGCAACTTGAGGGTTTAACCAAAGTGCGTCGTGAGCAAATTGTCAAAGAAGTCCTAGAAAAGAAGGGTGTCAACGCAAAGGCTGCTAGACTTGTACTTAAAGACTTAGATGACGTTAACGAAGATACAGTTAATAACTGGCTCGACGATAATGCTGATTTATTTGGAATTAAGAACAATAAAGAAGAGCCTGCTATAGGTGAAATAGATAAGGCTGCCTTAAGACAGCAAGATATATTAACCCAAGGCGCTTTGACTCCTGACAGAGCGGAAGATTTAACTCTTCGCATTAATAACGCAGATTCAATGGATGCGTTATTGGATGTGCTTCGCTCACAACAATAATTCCGTTCATAGTCACTTGGAGGTGACAAACAATGCCTAATGCATACACAGGCACAGGCTCCGCCACTCTTGGCGGAACATCTGGCAGTGCAGGTCTTGTTCAGCAAGCGTATGACCGCTTACTGGAGTTTGCTCTCCGTTCAGAACCACTAATTCGTTCTGTCGCAGATAAAACACCTGCCCGTCAATCAATCCCAGGTTCAACCGTAGTTCTACAGAAGTACGTTGACTTGGAGAAAAACACTACTGCTCTATCAGAAACAACTGACCCAGATGCAGTAGCGCTATCTACACCAACTCAGGTTTCTATTACTCTTAATGAGTATGGTAACTCAGTGTTGGTAACACGTGCGTTGGAACTATTCAGCCTTGCTGATGTAGACCCAGCAATCGCAAACATTATCGCTTTCAACCTAGCAGATTCTATTGATGACGTAGCAATGACAACATTGCGTGGCGGAACCAATAAAATCTTTGGTGGAACTCGTACATCAACTGCAACTCTTACAGCATCAGATACACTTGACTCAGCAGACATCCGCAAGGCTGTTGCTAAGTTACGTTCTAACAAGGCTGTTGGCCGTAAAGGCTCATTATACTGGGCTGGTATCCACCCAGAAGTATCACATGACCTACGTGCTGAGTCCTCTTCAGGACAAGGCTGGTTACTACCTAACCAATACGGTTCTTCACAAGACCGCATTTGGGCAGGAGAAA